TGAAGCGTTGTTGGTGACAGGAATTAAGTCCCCGTCAGAGGTAATCCTCCATTCTCCGTCGTAATAGGTGTCTGTGCCTGCATAAGCCGGACAGCCGAAAAGGCATCCGACTATCAAGGCTGTCAACAGGACTTTAAACATTCTGTTCATATTTTTGCCTCCTATACTGTTCCTGTTGATGCAAACAATCCTCTCCAATCCACCGCCTCGGCTTGTGCGAACTGCCAGGCGTCAAAGTAATAACGCTGGTTAAGTTCGTCAATCCAACTGGCGAAGTTTGGTTTTTCGGTGTTCTTGACCAGTTTCAGGTTCTTCAACGCCGGATAGATGATATACCAGGCGGTATCCGAACCGTTGAACTTGCTGCCTAAAAATACCCATTCTACGGGATCATATTCCCCGGAATAGATATTGATGTCACGCACAGTTGTTCCGGGACGTTCGCCAGCTCTTTCACTCAAAACCCTCATAACTGGCCCTCTCAATGCCGAAGGATAAGCCAAAGTCGGCTTTCCGGCGTAAGGTGCCATCGGCATACCGTCCAAATCCAGGAAGTTTGCGGAGATGGTCTTTTCCGCTTCTTCCAGGGCGTCGTGTGAAAATGCGCCTGAAAGCAGGTTGTCGTAGGTAGTTCCGGTTTCCTCCGGATTCTTGGGATGGCTGTTGTAGAAAAGATACTGCCCGTCCGCGCAAGCCGTGGAAAATCCGTTATAGAGATAATGGGCAACCTCAAGTTCCAGGGTAAACTGTCCGCCCCTGCCTAATTCCTTGGCCTGGAAAATCTTGCTCTTTAACTGGGCATATTCCACTTGGAAGTTCGCCTCATAGGTGACATAGAAATATTTGCGGAATTTCCCTGGGGTGATTGTCCCCTCGTATCCGAGGACAAAGTGGTCAAGTCCCGTACTACTATCTTCGTCTACCGCCTCCCAAGCCCCCATACTGGAGATGGCGTTGTATTTATAATCTTTGGTCGGATCAATGATCACATCCGCGACCTTCGGATGTTTAACGTCTACCGCCTCCGCAGCAATCTGCATAAAGGAGTCATAGGCGTTAGTGTATAGGTCAACTAATTCAGCTCTTGTCATCTGCGATTTCCTCCTTCGTTAAGTTACGCCTGTGTTCCAACTGTTATGATGCGCCCAATGGCGTAACCATAAGTGTGCGCGGCGACGGCATTGGTTGAAGCATCAATCTTATCCACGTAAAAAGCATATCCTTCGCTCACGGTGTCATTGACCGCCACGTGTCCGCAGTCCGCTCCCAGGTCAATCTTCGTTCCCACGATTGTCTGGGTGATTACCGCGTTCCCATCCACGGGAACTATCCATTGGGTCGTGTCATCGGGAACGTAAACCTCAACGCTTTCGTCTCCCGCATTTCCCTCGGAATTGTCGCAGTCCGCCGCGGCTATGCCCATAAATGTTGCGGCAAAATCCGTGGCGGTATTGGTAGCATAACCGCTTCCATTATCAATCAGGGCGTCGCCCTTCTTGATACTTACTGCGGCTGCCAGACGGGTAATCCTCTCCGGCGGATTACTTATCGGAATAAACCCCTTCTCTTGATACCTTCTATCTGCCATATTGCTTCCTCCTTAAAAATGTTTATCTGCTTGTTATCGTTGTCTGTTCCAGTTTTCCTCTTGAGCCTTCCCCGGTAAGATTGAGATTTCCTAAACCCAACTTGACCTCCGACGGTATATCGTGGACATCCCTCGTCCCGTGGCCGTAGCCGCATTCCGGGCAGACATCCGGCTTGCCGTCGGTCTTTAAGTAGCGGATATTGCCCTTGCATCTTCCGCAGGTGTAAAATCCCAACTCATCGTGGCTCTTAAGGTCTGGCATTATTTTTTGTTCTTTTTCTCGTGATGTATCTTGAGGGCCAGGTCTATCTCCTTCTTGGAGGCCCCGGCAGAAGTCATTAAGTCAACTATCTGCGCCTCCTGCGGAGTATAGCCTTCCTGGTTGGCATTTTGATTGACGACGGTGGAGTTGACCCCCTGGTCGGTGATTTCCCTTCCGGCCACCTCCGCCTCCAAATCCTCAAGTTTCTTCCGCAAAGCCTTGATTTCCTTCTGCTCTGCGGTTTCCGCAGGCTGTGAGGATTTAACGGCAAGGCGCCTCTCCATTTCCACGGCGATAAGTTCCGGAGCATTGGCTTTGGTGAAATAATCCGGATTCTCACGGACTATTTCCGCCGCTATACGGAACTTCTCATTTTCCTGGCAGATTATGGAACGGATTTCAGCAGAGGATTTCCCCTGGCCTTTGAGTTCGGCCTCCCTTTTTGTGATGTCAAGTTCAGGATGCCTTATCAAAACACGGGCCTGGGATTCGTCAATTTTCCGCTCAAAATCTTTGCGGTAATTGTCCTTATCCAAATCCTCCTGGTCTTTGGCCCGTTCCCTGGCCCGGCGGAGTTCCTGTTGAGTGAGCCACCTTTGCGCCCTTGCGGGCTGTTCGGCATACCACTCCTCAAACTCCTCCTCGGACATTTCCCTTTTCTGCTCCTTGAGTAATCCTGCGTCCTCTTGCAGATATTTGGTAAGGCGTTCCTGCTCCTTCTGGCGCAAAACGGCGGTGGTGTCGGGTTTTTCAGGCTGGGAGAAGCGGTCTTTGAGGTTCTCATTTTCCTGGCGTAAGAGTTGAAGTTCCTTCTGGTGTGTCTTAATCTCTTTGGCGGTCAACTCCTTGTTCTGCTTGAGTTCGTTGCTCAATTCGTCAATCCGCCTCTGCATTGAGTCCTGTGTCCGCTTCAGTTTTTCCTCACCGGACAACTTGGCCTCCTCCGCCTTGACTTTCTCCTCCTTGATTACCACAACCCTTTTCTTGTCGTCCTCGGAAAGTTTGTCAGGCTCTTTGATCTCCCGTTCCAGGAGTTCGGCGTCTTTCTTCTGCTGTTCCTCTTGCTTCTTCCTTGCCTCCTCCTCTGCCTTGCGGGTTTGCTCCAAGAGTTTCTTCTTGTCCTCCGGCAGTCCGGCCTCATACTCCTTCCGAGCTTTTTCCACCAGTTTTTCCATGTCTTTTTTTGCGTCCTCAATCGTCAATCCAGGCATTTTGCCCTCCATTTTTGTAACCACGGCTTTTAAGGGATAAGCCGAGCAACCTTTCCCAACCATCGCTGTTCTCTGGCAAGCGAAGCAGCCATAATAAAAAAGGCGATACTCCCGAATTATCGGAAATATCGCCTTCGTATTCTACGGTGGTGCGATTAGGTTAAACTGTCAATAATTCTGTATTGTTGTTTATTCCTTCGTGGTCAAGCCTATGAACATCTAAAATATGCATCATTTTTTTCTGTCCGACTTTATTAGATAAGTCCCCTTTATGAAAATACAAGATTATTTCCCCGGTGAACTTATCCTCTTCTGCCTTTTTTATTAACTTTATTACTTTGTCGGTTTTGGTCATTATGCAATCTTCTTGGGCCTTCCAGGTTTCTTGACTGCTGGCTCTTTGGCTTCAGCCTTCGTATCCACAACCGGAACCTCAACCTTTGGAGCTTGGGGCTTGGCGTTCTGTTGGGCCTTTATCTCCGCCTCAATCTCCCGGAGCTTCATTTCCCGTTCCTTGCGGAGATTGTCCTTTATGATGGCATCCGCCTTGCTTAAACGCCCTCTTTCCGGGTCATAGGGCGCTCTATTGGCTATGGGAATATGCACCGGCCCCTTGTTTTTTCCCTTGTTGGCCAAAAACTGCTCTTGCTGTTTTTTCATCATCTGTTCAATCTCTTTTCTCTGTTCTTCGCTAAACGGCATTTTCCCTTCCTCCTTCTTTTAACTGTTTAATCCTCAAGTCAATCATCCTGAAAATCGCATCTATGTCATCGTATTTGCAGACCTCGCCATACGCTTCATCAAATTTTTTCTCCCGCACGAAAGCCAAAACCTGTTTTTTCAGGTATTCCCGGTGCTGTTTAAGTAAGATATTGAAGGGGACGGATTGCTTGACATCCAGCAATTCCTTGACCTGGCTCTCAACCGGATTTTTCGGCTCCTGGGATTTAGGCATTGGCAGTCGCTCCTTCTCCCGGCAATGGTTGACCCGGCATAGCAACCTGTTCTGGAGCTATCGGTGCGGATGCAGGCTGCGCGGGCTGTGTAGGCTGCGTTACGGGTTGTGTTGGCGGTTGCGTGGGGGCATTGGCTATCATAGTGGCCGCCATCTGGTTCGCCATAGCCTCCTGCTGGACATTCTTCATAAACTTCATAGCGTTGACCATTGTTTTAAATAAATGACTGTCAAAGTTGGGTTTGTATTCATCGGCTAATTTGTGGTATTTTTCCTCCTTCTGTTTCGTATGTCCCTCCAAGTGCTGCAGGGCGATGGCCGTTTCCCCCTCCGGCGGGTCAAAGTCCTCGCCATTCATAAAGCGATACCACTCGGTATCCAACTCCGCCTGGTTGAATTGCGCCTTAGGCTGCTCGCCCAGATAGCGATTAACCTCATCATCCGTCCAATTCATCAGTTCTTTGTAGGTGTCGGCGGTTAATTGCCAGTTCCCGCGCGGGTTGATTTGCGGATTAAGCCAAACCACCTGCGGGGCCATCTGGAAGGCCCACATCTGCCTTTGCTGGCGGTATGCCTTTGAGCCGGCGGTGACATCCGGGGTCATCTGCACATTGGTATCCCCCCGCAGGCTGTCAAGGGACAGATTAGGAAATAATTTTTCCCCGTCCTCGCCAACCACCCTTTCCGCCAGGCCCTTCGGCGGATAGTCCTGATACAGTTCAAACCACATCCCCACGGCCTCGCTGATGTCCTCTATCAAACGGGAGGCACCCAAGCCGAAACGGGTCTCAGAGTTGCGTTCCACAAGCAGATCCTGGCCCAAAGTCTTGTTGCGTAACTGCTGGGTATTGAAATATGACGCCGCACCCGTTGACCTCTCCAAGACCTCAAACAATATCCTGAAGTCCGCCTCCGCCCAGGCCATTGAGCGCTGGATATTGGGGATATTCACGCTATCCGGCTCGGCAGAGGGGAACATCACCCCCGGCGTAATCGGATATTCCTGCTTTGTATATCCCTCATCCGGCTTGAAGAAACCGAAAGGGCAGTTGGTGACATACTGGAAGTCCGTCTTTTGATTAAATATGGTGTTGAAGGCGTTGACTATCGGGGCGATTATCTGCATCCAGGAAACCCCCCGCCTGCCCACAAAAGGTATCTTGCCGGAGCGGTTTATCTTGCGCAGGGGCTTGCCGCTTAAAAACTCCTGGTTCACCAAGTCCACTATGCAACGGTATTTTTCCCGCCTGCCGTTCTTGGTGAAATAGCCATACCATTCGTGGAGGGTGATGGGGACGCGCCTGACATCGGTGAGCGTCATTGAGGTCTCAGTTATCTTCTGTTCCTTGATCCTCTGCTCGCCCAAGACCCTTTCCTTGTCCTGATAGGCGTGATGCAGAAGTTTCTTCTTGTAATCATCCTTGCTTGAGGGGACGAATATCTTTCGCTTGATATAATCCAGGACATCCTCGCCGTAAAGATGGAGCTTCTGGATGAAGAAAGGCAGTTCCTGGATGTTCTTGCCGTAGGCGGGCATCAGGATATCGTCAATGTCGTCAATGTTCTCAATGACCCCGCGGATGAAGGTCATCTTCTCGGTCTTGATTTCATATTTGTAGGTCTTGCCATCCTTGTTCTTGACCGGGATGCGCCGGTCAACCCATTCCTCCGTGGTCTTGCGGTATATCTTTAAAAATCTCCCGCCCACCACGATGTCATTATGGATAAAGGCGTCAACCTGCGGCTTGGTATTGGCCTCCTGCTTGCCCATCCCCCACTTGGTAAACTTCGCCTGATTCTCCCGGTTGTCAATATCCAGAGTCTTAGTGGCCACGAAGTTGATGCTGTCGGGAGTCCAGCAGGTAGCCAGGTAAGTGGCCTGGAAAGTATCGGCGATGGAACGGGCCAATCCCAGGTTGCGGTCAGACATCCAGGGGTCTTTGTCAAGGCTCTCCAATACAGACGGTTTTTCACATTGATAATGCTTCAGGTCAAGTTCCTTCTGCTTGACATAATCCGCCTGCACCCTTGTGGCATAGTCCACATCCGCCTGGACAATCCGCAGGATTTCCTTCTGCTCATCCGAGGAGAAGGTGTCGCTTTCCGGTTGCAACTTTATCTCGTCAACAACCACGGTTTTCTTCTGTTCGGGATTATCGGGATTGTCCTTAATGATGTCTTTAGGTTTAGGCATTACTCTATCCCCTCGCTCTTTATTCTTGCGTTTATCTCCAGCATCTTCAACTCCGCCTCGGCGGTCTTGGGGTCTTTGGAAAGATAAACCCCGCCTGCCTCCTGATGGGCCTTGTCAAGTTTTCTCATCACTCTGGCAATCCTATTTCTGTTTTTTTGCGTGTTTGGTTTCACCGCTGTAACTCTTTCCATTGAGATAACAAATATGCAAATAGGTTCCCTTTTTCGGGGTTATGGTTCGAACACGACCGCCCTTAGCGATACACTCCTCAAAGTCTTTAGGACACATTTATTTCCTCCTCGCAAAGTTTAATATCCCGTGCTTTGCCGGGACTATTTTTTGTCGCTCCATCGCCGCTTTTAATTTCATCTGCCGGAGGATGCCCATAATCGCCTCGTTGATTTCCGCCCAGGCAATTTGCAACTCCGTCTTGTCGCCGTGTATGAACATCGCCGGGCCTATGGAGGTGCGTTTTACACAGACTACCATTTCCGACATCTCCACGAACTTGTCCGGGTCTGCCTGATAGCGGGACAATCTCTCGGAGGCTAATTGCTCCGAAGTTTTCTCCGGTGGTTTTTCCTGGTTTAGGTCTTTACCATTGTCGGACATTATTTCACCTCATCAAAAGAGGGGGGAACAAGCATCCTTCTTATTGGACTTTGGTTTATCATTTCCAATACTCCCAATTCCCGCATAAACTTTTCCCAATACCTCTTTTCCTTTGCAATTCTCTGCAACCGTCTTTTCTCTTTCTGACGTTCCCGAAATATCTCGTATCTGCGAACCCAACCATACCATATCCCCCCGATGTCCCCTCTCAAGGTATGCAAGAACCAGGCAAGGGAATAGCCGTAAGCTTTTCCGCCAGTCCATACCGCCTTGCAGTAACGAAAGGTAGCCATCAATACATCTTCCTTATCTGGGGAATGAAGTCCCTGCGCTCGCCCATTGCGGATTTCAAGTTATAGCAGGCCATCATAAGGGCATCCGCCCTGTCCGGGGATTTCAAACCCTCTTTGCGCATATCATCCTTGCTGACAATCAGCCGTTGGCCTTTGGAGTTGTATTTATAGCGGATGGTCAAGAGCTGGTCTATGACATCGTGATTGTTGAGGATTTTGAGATACCCTTTTTCTATCATTTCCTTGAGATTAAAATACCCCTCCGTCCTCTTGTTGCCATAGAGTTCCTTATTCTTCGCCTCTGTTCCTCCCCGGAAAGTGTCAATGTCAATCCCCAGCTCCTTGAGCCTGTCGGTAACGCCCCCGCCCAAGCCGTCATCGTCAACCCTGCCGAAACTGGCCATGACTTCCCTCCGCAAATCTATATAACGGCCCGTAGTCCACATCAAGTCCTTCTGCTTGTGGGCCTCAAGAAAAGTTTGCTCCCATTGATTTGCCCCCCGGTTCTCTATCACGGTGAAAACCGTCTCATCATCGCCAAAGCGGGCGACATCCAGGCCGATAGCCTTCTTCCCAATCCTTGCCCCCAAATTAAGGTTTGCCGCCCTGTTCAGAGTCTCCCAGTCAAAAAGATAATCGTCGCCCTCAATCTCCTCCCAGGAGTTCATCACATATTGCTTGTAATGGTTGGGGCTTTCAATCTCCATTCGGCGCAGATCGGTGATGAAATCCGCGGGCAAGTTATCCTTGTTCATAAAAGTGTTGGCCTCAACCAACTCAAACTCATCCTGGGGATTGTTTTTCCACAGCCGCCAAATCCAGTTATGCCCTTTGGTGTTGCCAATCACACAGCCTTGCCGGAAGGGGGAATTGCCCCGGCGCAGGCGGTCACGCAAAAAGGTAAACGGCTCATCTGTTTCAAATTCCTCCGCCTGCTCCATGCCAAAAATGGAGAGATTGATATTCTTGAGGACATTCAACTCCGCGCCGTGCCGGAACATAATCACCGAGCCGTTCTTAAAAAGATATTCTTTGTTGCTGTCCACTTTGACCTTGAAATACTGCTCAAAGTCCTTGATGGTGGAGTCCCTCAAGTCCGTGTATTCCTTCCTGACGATAAGGGCGAGGGAGTCGGGATAATCCAGGCAGAATTTCCAGACCTTGAGCAAAAGCATCATAGTCTTGCCCGTGCCTATTCCCGCTATCAACGCCGGGAAGCGCCTCTCGGAAAAGAAAAACCTATTCTGAAACGGCTTTAGTTCTATTTTTAACTCGTTCATTTTTTTCCTGCGATTTAACTATGACAATTTTGGTATCGCCTGCAAAATTTTCACCCACTAAAGTCTGCACCGCCTTGCCATCAAGCCTGTCAAGGATGACCTTGATAGCGTCAGTCTCGACCTGAGCCGCATTCAGCAACAACCGCCAAAGTATCGCGTCTTTGACCTTGCCGTGGATTAACTGTTTTGTGTCGGGGTCTTCATAATCAATAGATTTGTTAAGTAACTTTTTTAAAAGGGGAGTAAGATATTGTTTGGGTCGGTTCTTATTATGGTTAGCCGGTTGATGGGTAGAACTAAATGGTCTTAGGTTCTCTATTGAATTCAAGCGAAAGCCTCGTGAATAGAAAAAGCCGACCCCAACCGGCGCCGGAGTCGGCTCTAAAAAAAAGACTGCTACTGCTATGCACAGTAACAGTCTTAATCCTGACAGGGAGCTACCCTGTCTGCTCAAAGCTTATTACATTTCACGGTTTTGTCAAGTAATCTGAAAAAAAGATTTTTGGCTCCTCATCCAAATCCTTATTAAATATTTCACAATTCCTTACTTCCATTCGGGAAACATAATCATTTTTATGGGCCAATTCCACACTAATATAGTATTCATTCAAAGTGCGTTGATATTTGCAAAAATACAACCAAACCTGGAAATGATTTTGAATACCCCAATGCAGCCGGCGCAAGGACTTGAACTTATACTTCTGGGCCTACTCAACATTGTGCTTGTCAAATGTCCGGCACTTGAAATTATGACAGTTGATACAGAGGGGCATATTATTTTGCTGTTAAAAGTAAAGCAAGAATAAGAAATAAACCTAAAAAATAAATTCCATGTCCAAAACGACGTGTATGAAAACTGTAAGAACCCAATGCTAAACAAAAAATCATTACCCCAAATGCTATATTATTACTCATCTACCCCTCCACCTTCGCC